ACGGACGGGCGGGCGTATGCTCTGCCCGACGAAGTGTTTGGAACCGAGTACCTGAAGATCGTCTCGGCCACCACCAACAGCACGGGCACCGCTGGCGTGGTGATGCTGAAGAGCTGACGTGCCTACCAAGATACCCAGCCATAGGCCGCTGCGCCTGCGACCGTCACGCCCTCGGCGAGACGACAGCGCCAGACCCAACGCGGCAGCCCGTGGCTATTGCGACAAAGCCCATAAGAAGTGGCGTCAGGCCGTGCTGACCCGCGACGCATGGCAGTGTCAGTCTTGCGGTGCGATCTGCTCACAAAAGGGGCAGGCACACGCTGACCACATTTCCCCTGTAATGCAAGGCACCGACAGGTGCATGGACGGCAGGAGCCGCTACGACGTTGCTGCAGGCCAGTGCCTTTGCCATGGATGCCACACTCGCAAGACGCATCGAGAAGCCCTCTAGCTCGAACTGGAGGGCCGGGGGAGGGCACCTTGGATCATCGGGCGTTCGCTCTATACAAACCACAGTTTCGGTCCGTAGGCGTGGCCGAAATTGGTGCCCCCTAGTGCGTGGCGTCGCCGCTGTGGCCCGTGTGCGGCGAGAAGCGGTGGTGCGGCGGCCTCGTTTTCAGTGGCTTGCAATCGCACGCACAAGCGTCTGGGGACGATGGTTTTTCTGCGCGTTGTCCCAGCGTTTTTGTGCCTGAAAAATAGGCGCAAAAAGCACATGGCAGAGGCTTGAATCTGTGCCGATACAGGGCGTATGTTTCGGCATCTCAGGAGGTGCGTGCGATGGCCGTGATGCTTGCGAAAAACTGGAGCGGTTCTGACCCGAGCGGGTGGTGGATGTCGGAAAAGCTTGACGGCGTGCGTGCGTTGTGGAACGGCTACAGGCTCACGACTCGCACGGGCAATGAGATCAACGCCCTTGAGTCGTTCGTGGACTCGCTCCCCACTGGCGTGAGCCTGGACGGCGAGTTGTGGGCAGGGCGTGGCACGTTCCAGCAAGTGAGCGGTGCTTATCGCCGCAACGATGCCAAGGCGTGGCGACCGATTCGCTATGCCGTTTTCGACGCACCGGAAGCATCAGGCGGATTTGAGGAGCGGCAGCAGCTGCTCCGTGACGTTCTCGCCGGCAGCAGCGGCCAGGCGTTCGTACTCGAGCAACGGCGGTGCGGCAGCCGTGATGATCTCACTGCCATGCTGTCAGACATCGTGTGCGGCGGTGGCGAAGGCGTCATGCTGCGGAAGCCGGGCAGTGCGTATGAGCCGAAGCGATCAGCGTCGCTGCTCAAGGTGAAGACGTTTGAGGACGCCGAAGCCACTGTCATCGGCCACGAGCCCGGCACGGGCCGAAACAGTTCTGCTGTTGGTGCCTTAGTTGCAAGGATGCAAGACGGTACGGTCTTTCGTGTATCGTCAGGGCTCACGGACTCGCTGCGGCGCAGGCCGCCACGAGTTGGCACCGTGTTTACCTTCAAGTTCCAGCAGTTGACGGACGCCGGCGTGCCACGGTTTCCAGCTTTCTTGCGGATAGCGTGATGGGTAAGGGCCGAAAGCCAACGCCTAAGCCGATACTTAAGCTGCGAGGGGCTCGCGTTAGAGGGCCGCACAATAGCGGAATCGACGCGCCGGCTGGCATTCCTGAGCCGCCTTCCTACCTGTGCGACATTGGAAAAGCCGAATGGGATCGCATTGTTCCGATGCTTGAGGCGTCCAAGGTAATGAGCCTGCGGCATCAGCACACGCTGGCTGCCTACTGCGATTCATTGGCAGACATGGTAAAGGCAGAAGCAGAACTAAAGCAGCACGGTGCCACTTTCATGGATGACAAGGGCCGCGTGATGAATCACCCGGCCTGGTACAGAAAAAAAGACGCCCGGCTGCACATGCTGCGATTTGCGGAGCAGTTCGGCTTAACGGCGTCTGCCTTGGCAAGAGTCTCAGCCGTTGAGCAAACAGCGCCGAGCGACAACGAAGACCGGCTTATGTTCGGCTGAGAAGCCGTGCAATACGTGCTCCTCGTGCCTGGCGGTGCGGTTTTTCGAGAAGCACCTGACCCACGCGAAGGGCGAGTTGGGCGGCAAGCCGTTTCTGCTGCAGCCATGGCAGCGTGACTACCTGCGGGCGTTGTTCGCAGAAGACAGTGGGCGGCGAAAGGTACGCACCTCGCTCCTCGCGCTGCCTCGCAAAAATGGGAAGAGCACGCTTGCTGCGGGCATAGCCTTGCGATGCCTGCTAGAGCCTGAGCCAGGTGCAGAAGTCTATTCGTGCGCAGCCTCAAGGGATCAGGCTAGGTTGGTCTTCGATACCGCAAAGATCGCGGTTGAGCAGTCGCCCGCACTGTCATCGCAGTTGAAGGTGTACCGAAACGCAATCGTGAGGGAGTCCACGCACGCCACCTATAAAGCACTTTCTGCCGAGGCTGGAATCCAGCACGGGCTTTCGCCTCACGCCGTGATTTTCGATGAGCTCCATGTGAGCAACCGTGAGATGTGGGAGGTGATGCTGTCGGGCCAGGGGGCCAGACGCAACCCGCTGACGGTGGCCCTGACCACCGCAGGCCACGACCGGAAGAGCGTGTGCTGGGAGGTTTGGAAGTACGCCGAGGCTGTTCGCACGGGAGCGATCAAGGACGAGACATTCTTGCCGGCGATCTACTGTGCAGACCCGGCGGCAGATTGGCAGGACGAGAGAACATGGGCCGCAGCCAATCCGAATCTAGGTGTATCGGTAAAGCTCGACTTCCTGCGGAGTGAGTGCCAACGGGCCATGGAGATGCCAGCGTATGAAAACACTTTCAAGCAACTTTATTTAAATTGCTGGACGCAGCAGGATACCCGCTGGATTTCCATGCACAATTGGGCGAAGGGCAATGTGCCTTGCCCGGTGAATCTGGTTGGCCGTGAGTGCTTTGCCGGCCTTGACCTTGCCACGACGTTCGACACCACAGCTTTCGTGATTCTGTTTCCGCTGGACGATGGCACGTTTTGGGTTGAGCCGCACTTCTGGATACCGGAAGAGAACCTGCACCAAAGAGTTAAGCGAGACAAGGTGCCTTATGACGTTTGGCAGCGAAAAGGGCTATTGCATGTCACTGAGGGGAACGTCACCGACTACGCACACGTCAGGCGTGACATAAACGACTTGGCCAAGAAGTACGGCTTTCGGCAGATAGCCGTGGACCGCTGGAACTCAACGCACCTCACGCAACTTCTGCAAGAGGACGGGCTGCCGGTTGTAGGTTTTGGTCAGGGCTACGGCTCCATGTCCGCGCCTTCTCTTCAGGTCGAGGCATGGATTTGCGGCTCTAAGCTTTTGCACGGCGGCCACGAAGTGCTGACGTGGCAGGCAGGAAACGTGGCGATTCAGACAGACGGGCAGAACATCAAGCCGAGCAAGCAGCGAAGCCATGAGCGGATTGACGGCATTGTGGCTCTGGTGATGGCGGCAGGCGTCCACGCAACTTCGTCATCAAACGCGGGCAACTGGGACATCATCTCGATATGAGCGAAAACGCCGCCGCCGACTTCAAGATGTTCGACCTGCGTGGCATCGACTGGCCCGAAGTAAGTTCCAGCCGCACGCCTTCTGGCATTCGCGTCAACGCTGACAACTCCATGGCGTGCTCGGCCTACACGGCCTGCATCCGCGTCATATCGGATGCGGTATCTGCCCTGCCGCTGCACATCTACGAGCGGATGGCCAACGGCGGGAAACAGAAGGCCACGAGCCATCCTGTCTATCGGCTCCTGCACCAGCAGCCAAACCCGTGGCAGACGGCTCAAGAGTTTCGGGATTGGATGACTGGCATGTATCTGCACTACGGTGCGAGCTACGCCGAGATCCGCCCAGGTGCTCGAGGTGCTGTGTCTGAGTTGTGGCCGCTGCACTCCAGCCGCATGGAGGCTGAGCGGCTGAGTGACGGCACGCTGCGGTATCGGTACCGCGAGCCAAGTGGCCAGCAGACGATCTACAGCCAGGAGCAGATATTCGCCCTGCGATTCACGACCGAAGACGGCATCAAGCCGATTCCTACCTATAAGCTCTTTCAGAATGTGCTTGGTCTTTCGCAGGCTCTTGAGGCGCACGCCGCTACGTACTTTGGCAACGGGGCACGCCCTGGCGTAATCCTTGAAAGCAGCAACCCGATTCCCACAGACGCGGCCGAGCGACTGCGTGAGAGTTGGGAGCGAATGCACAGAGGCAGCGACCGAGCCTTCAGAACGGCTGTATTGCCTGCGGGCATTACGGCCAAAGAGCTAAGCAGCAGCAACGAGGCTGCCCAGATGCTGGAGAGCCGGGCATTCTCCGTGTACGAGTGCTGCCGAATCTTCCATGTGCCGCCCCATCTGATTCAGCAGCTGGATCGCAGCACGTTCAACAACATCGAGGTGCAGGGCACGGAGTTCGTGCAGCACTGCCTGCTCCCGCACTTGAAGCGGTGGGAAGCAGCCATCAGCCGTGACCTCATCGTTGATGATGAAAAGTATTTCGCTGAGCACAGCGTAAGCGGCCTGCTTCGCGGCGACCACGCGAGCCGGTCAGCGTATTTCGTATCGGCGCTCCAGAACGGCTGGATGACGGTGAACGAAGTGAGAGAGCTAGAGAACCTAAATCCAATCGGGCCAGAGGGCGACCAGCATTTCATCCAGTTGAACATGACCACGCTAGAAAAGGCAGGCCAGGAGCCGCCGGCAGTTGAGCCACCAGCCGTCGAGATTGAGGACAGCCAAGAGGATGACGCCGAAGACCTGGCCGAAGAACAGGAGCAGACAGATGGAACTTGAGCGACGCTACCTGACCGTAGACGAGGCTCCCGAGTGCGAGCTTGCGATTGAGACTCGTGCCAGCGGGCGTGAGGCCATTCGTGGCCTAGCGGTGCCGTACAACCGACTGTCGCTTGATCTTGGCGGCTTTCGGGAGCGAATCCTGCCCGGTGCTTTCGATAAAGTGCTGAGCCGCCAGCGTGGCAAAGGCGAGATTCTGAGCTACTACAACCACAACAGCGACATGCTTCTAGGCCGCGAGTCTGCCGGCACGCTAGAAATCATTGCGGATGACCGTGGCATTTCCTACGTCGTTGAGCCGCCAGACACATCGGCTGGCCGTGACGTTCTCGCCTTGGTTCGTTCTCGCAATCTGCGTGGCAGTTCCTTCGCCTTTACCGTGAGCCAGAAGGGCGAGCGGTTCACGACTGACGAGGGCGGTAAGGCAATCCGTGAAGTGGTTGAGGCTTCGGGCCTCTACGAGGTTGGCCCCGTAAACGTGCCAGCCTACGGCAGTGCTACGTCTGCGGTGGTGGCCCAGCGTTCGTATGAGGCGTGGCTGGCCGCTCAGGCTGCGGCCGTTGAGTTGGACGCCGACGCCGAGCCGGAGGTAAAGCGTGCCGTGCGTTCGCTGGTGCGTGACGCAGCTGCTGCGTGGGCTCTGAGGCTGCGCAATGTCTGAGGCCCGCTGCACCTGCGGCGAGAAGTTGCGGTGCCGTTCCTCTCGCCCGTGTGGCGAAGAGCGTCAACAGTATTTGCGTTGCCCTCGCTGCGGCGCTCGTGCTGTCGTGTTTGTAAAAACAACACATTCGGAAGTCCGGTTCTGCAAGAGGCCGGCACGCTAGAGGCACAGTGGACTCCACGGCAATACCGCCGCAGGAGATACACAGTGGACACCCTCAAGAAATTGCAGGACGAGGCGGCAACCCTTGCCAACCGGATCGACGCCGTGCGCGCGATCGAGGCCGAAGACACGACCGCCCGCGATGTCGAGCTCATCGACCTCAACAAACGTGCCGACGAACTGACCGCCAAGATTGATTTCGAGAAGAAGGTGGCTGAGTCGGCCAAGAATCTCCGCAGCGTGGTTGACCGCTGCACGCCGGCCCCAGAGGTGCGTGCCGAAGAGCCCAAGACCCGGATCGAGGCGGTGCCGTTCTCGGGCCGGCTCCGTGCGTTTGAGAACGCCAAGGACGCCTACTCGGTGGGCATGTGGTTCAAGGCGAAGAGCGGCGATGCCGACGCGAAGCGGTGGTGTCAGGATCACGGCATCGAGGCTCGTGCCCAGGGTTCGACCGGCAGCACCACGGGTGCGGCCTTCGTGCCCGACGTTCTCTCCTCGACCGTCATCCGGCTCGTGGACCAGTATTCGGCCTTTGCTCAGAACGCCACAAACGTGGTGATGCCGAGCGACGTGCTGCTGTTCCCGCGACGGACGGCCGGTGCGACCGCGTACTGGATCAATGAGAACTCTGCCATCACTGCCAGCGACCCCACTTCCAATCAGGTCACTCTGACTGCGAAGAAGGTCACGGGTGCGGTGACGATTGCGAGCGAGCTCCTGCAGGACTCCATCGTGTCGATCGCCGACTGGATCGCTGCCGAGCTCGCCCTGACGCTCAGCAACGCCGTGGAAGAGGCTGCGTGGAGCGGCAACCCCAGCAACGCCCCAGCGGTTGCCGGGCTCGTCACGACCTACACGGGCGGCCTTCTGGCTGCGTCTGCTGCCACCTACGCGGCGTCGCTCGTGACGGCTGCCGGTGACACGCCCGACGAAGTCACGAAGGCGAATCTGCTGGCCATGATGGCCAGGGTTCCGCAGCACAGCCGTGCCGGTGCCAAGTGGTTCTGCTCGCCGTTCTTCTTTGCGGCGTGCATGCAGAACCTCGACCTCGCCCAGGGCGGGTCGGTGGGTCTGTCGCAGGGCATGGGTCCGACGTTCCTCGGCTCGGAAGTGGTCCTCACCGACCGCCTGCCGGCCGGTGCGGACTCGACGGGTGCCATCATGGCGCTGTACGGCAACATGGCCAACAGCTCCTACTACGGCATCCGCCAGGCCATCGAGATCGCCAGCAGCGATCAGGTGAACTTCCTCAGCGACCAGACGGTGATCCGCGCAGTTGCGAGGGTTGCAATCACCCATGCAAATCTGGGCACCGACACCGTTGCCGGCCCGATGATCGGGCTGGTGGGTGCGTGAGCCTAACGGCTTGACGAGTGTGCAATCTTGAGCGGGCGGCTTCCACAACGGGGCCGCCCGCTCTCTTTCTTGAGGAACGCATGCTAGTCAAAGTCGGTGGCACCGAAGTTGACATCAGGGTGGAGGCCGTGCTCTCCATGCCACGGCTCTCGTTCACGTCCAACCACTTCGCCTGGGCCCAGGCCCTGATGCCGCTTGGCATTCGCCCCACGATGGGCACGGGTGCGTTCTGGGATCAGGTGAACACTCGCGTGATGGAGCAGTTCATCGACTCGTGCGAGTACCTGCTGGCCATCGACTACGACACCTTTTTCACCAAGCAGGACGTTGAGCAGTTGTTCGCGATGGCCATGACGTTTCAGTGCGACGCCATCACTGGCATGCAGACCAAGCGTGAAGACGGCCGCCCGATGCTGACGCTTAAAGGCACGCTGGACAATCCGCCAGACGATGGGCACACGCAGGTGCCGAAAGAATGGTTTTCAGAACCCGTGCAGGAAGTGGACACGGCACACTTTGGCTGCACCGTCATCAGTACGGCGGCACTCAAGAGAACAAAGAAACCGTGGTTCTGGAGCAAGCCAGACCCGCAAGGCGGGTGGAACGACGGCCGCACCGATCCAGACATCTGGTGGTGGCGGAACTGGCGAGACAGCGGCAACCGCGTTTTTGTCTCGC